AGCTGTGTTACTTTCATAATGCTATCACCATTGCCAAGACTTATAGACCCTGACTCAGCGTATGGTTTTGTACTTCCATGTGTGTAACCTGTCTCTTGATTGTAAAGATTGCCACTAGCATCTGCCCATATTGGATTGCTAAATACTCCTTGGTCAACTCCTGCTGTCCTGTCTAATTCACCAGTCGACCAATGTCCTTCTTTATAATCTAGTGCAACGTATCTGTCGTTTTCGTTTGAGCTACTGGATGGATAAAACCACCATATTTCACCATGTTGTGAGTTATTAACAGCGTAAACTTTACTAATTTGTGATACATTCATGTCATCAAACACATAATCTGACACTTCACATGGCATTTCACTAGCTACAGAGCCATCAAACTGGAAAAACCCTTTTCGACCCATCCAAAACGCACCTTCATCTATAGCTACAGCACCTCTTCTTGAAGCAACACCACAAGCTGTACCAACTCTTTCAAATCCGTAGACAAATGGTGCGCCTGAATAACTAGCAACGTGTGCATCGTTGTCAGTCAAGATAAGAGTTCGTCCTCTCATACGTAAACCTAACATAATTTGACCAACAGTCTGAAGTTCAAAGTCACCTGCTTGGTTTGTAGCTGAAGCAGTCCACGATGTATTGTTTTCTTGGTCACACCATGCTACTTTACGAGGGTTACCACCTGCACCTAATGCAAATACAAATCTTTCTTCTGTAACTACTAAACCTTTATTGCTTACTGGTGCATTACTTACTTGTGCGGCGGCTACTCCTGTATTTAATTGCCATTCATATATCTTGCCATCTTTTGATGAACAAGCCATAAGATATTCGCCCCAAGTATCTAATGACCATGTAGTTGCCTCTTGATATATACCTGAGCTAGTAGGTGCATTACCCCAATTACCATAACCATAAAATCCTCCACCATAGCCAAGATTTAGTGAAGCATTTAAGTTACCTGATGTCAATCCTGAAGGTGTTATATCGTAGACTGTATGTGAAGGATTTACATAATATAACTTGTTATATGTGCCACCTGCTAAATATGAGTCACTCGAATTATCTAACCAAGATAACATTGCTCTAGGAGCTGATGCAAATGCACTCGCTTTTCTAGTTGTCCATCCACCAACAGGTCTCATAGAGCCATCATGCCATCTTACTAAACTCGCATCTCGCCATCTATTTGACGATTGAAAGTCTGTACCGTTTCTATATTGACCCGGTGGTATGTCTAATGGTATTAATGCCATAATCTTATGCCGCTATTTCAGTCCAAGTTATAGATGTAGGTGGTATTACCTCCCACTTTTCTCTAGCTATTGTTGCTATACCTGATGTTGATGATACTATACCTGTGCTTTCTCGTACTCTCGTATTATTGCTAGTCTGTGTTGTTGTGCTTGTCGATGTCATTGTAGCAACACCTACATATATAACCAAACCTGCTGAAGTAGAGCTTGACGTGGCTGTTGTTGTAGCAGTTGGTTGCTCTATACGTTCTGCACTTGCTGTTGTTCCACTTGTAACACTAGATGTAGCTGAAGCAAGATTTACTTTAGCACCTGTACACGTTGTATCAACTGATGTAGCAGATATAATTGTTTGTAAATCTTCAGCATCGTACTTGTTGTAACCATACAATCCAGTTCCATATGCAAACTTATCTGAGCTTTCTAAAAAGAATTTCTCAGCACTTGCTGTTACGGTTGATGTTGCTGTTACTTGTACTGAGTCACTATATGTTGCAGTTGCTGTAGCAGTAATGGCAGAATTTTGTGTTGACGTAGCACTACGCTCACCTACAATTTGACCACCACATGCAATACTACTTGTAGCAGTAACTGTACCACCAGTATTTCCTAAGAAACCACCTAAAGCAGATATACCACTAGCTACCGTAGAGGTTGCAGAACCTAAATGTATACGCTCACAACTACTTATTGCACTAGATGTAGCAGTAACTACTGTCTGTAAATCAGCATCACCTGCAAAGACGTTTCTACCATATAAGCCTGAGCCATATACATATCTATCTGATTCTTCTAGTACAAACTGTTCCGCAGAACAAGTTGCGCTTGAAGTAGCAGTTGTACTTGCATCCGCACCTATAGCGACAACGTAATTTACATTGGCTACACTTGATGTGGCTGTTACTGTTGCTGAAGCATCTTTTACATCACCTACACTAGAGCCAAATGTTCGTAAGCCATAATACGATTCACCGTATTCAAAAGCCATAGAAACTTACTCTATTAGTTTAGCGTAATATCTAAGTCACCTGATGGAACACGAAATACATCACCAGTATCAATAGTTTTGCTCGATGATAACGTAGCATATGCCATTAAGTTACCACTACTAGAAGCATCGTAAACACCAACGTGTGTTACTGTACCCCATGAACCTGTAGCTGTAGGAAATTCTACTGCCGCATTGTTCGATGTTGTATTACCTGATGTAGTAAATGCAACTGATTGTCTAGCATATGCAGAGCCTGATAACTCAGTTACTGAACCTGTTTCGCCATCTGCTACTGCTGTGAATAACGCTAGGTAATGTGTGCCGGGAGCTGAGTAAGCCGCACCTGCAAATACGTGGTCTAAGATTTCTGTTTCTAAAAAGTTTGTAAAACTCATACTAATCCTCTCACTTTAAGTGTTAATCCTGACCCACTATAACGTGCATTGTCAGAATATTCATTTAATCTAGCAACTGCGGCAGAATACATCTGCGCCCAAACTGCTACCCTTTGGTCTTCTGCTAAATACGGTGCTGAGTGTAATAAACTACCATAGAGGTATACATCAGGTGCTTCTAGCAAAAGCCAGTTATCTGAGTTACTACTAAGGGATGGTACTTTCTGATAGTAAAGCAACTCAAAATCTGTGTCTGTTGACGGAGTTGGGTACAATTGAAATTGTCCATCTGCGTGTGTGTACATACGAGGTGTGCCTGTAGCATCCTCGTTTGCGGCTCGTTTGTCAGCCATAGCATCTCTAGAGACAAGGTTAACAACTGTAGTGCCTGTGCCTGTAAGATGTAATCGTATTGTTTCAATCCAATCAGCAGGAGTTTGCATATACTCATCGCCACTTGATTGTTGACCACTAGACCTTGCTTCCATCTTAAAGTGTCTAATGTCTCTGTTTATTTGTGCCTCAGCCAATGTAATAAAGTCAGGTATTACTGCTGTAAGGTCATCTCTGTTTAGGAAGTCAGCTATAGAAGCTTTTAGTCCTGTGTAATTAGATAAAGCCATTAGTACATCCTCAATCTGTCTTGATTTTGTACTTCATAGCCACTTGGATTAATAGAACCATTTTCAAGTCCTGCAATAAATGCTTGGTATTGTTCATCATTCAGTTGTGGCAATATTTCCATAACATCTGTTAGTTCAGCTTCGCTAAGTCTAGACAATACAGCTTGTGCATTATCTCGCATTGCCGGAGTACCAAAGCCTCTTACATTACTAAATCCAAGTTCACGAGCTGAAAAGCCAAGGTTATTGCCTACCATACTGTTCATAATAGCATTATCACGCATAGCAGGTGTATCAAAACCTCTGATTGTACTAGCAGTTGTAGGTGTAGGCTCTAAGAAACTGTCACCTGTTTCCGGGTTAGTTCCTGCGAACATGTCCATCAAGTATCTTTCTCTATGAGCATCTTGTACTGCATTAGCAGGAGTGTTTAGCTGACCCATTACACCACCGCCTGAACCACTCATTTCTAATCTGCCTAACAGTTCGTCAATCTTTTGCTCTAGTGTTGTTGCCATGCTGTCTCCTGTTTAATTTAGCAATAGTATATCATTATTTATTGTAATAACCCTTGTTTTTGTTTGTTAACAACTCTAGCTGACACAAACTTATCAGCATTCAATATTTTGTTAGCTATTCTATGGTGTCCATCCATGACATAGAACATACCATTATCTTCTACTAATAAAACTTCATCTATTAAAGGTATGTCTTTTGCCTTAGATACATCTTTTAAATTATTAATAGATATTGTTTTTTGCGTAGGAATAATTTTTGTTACATCAATATCAAGTAATGGTAATTTAAGTATTTCACTATCTTCAATATCGAATACTTTTTTATCTTTGGGTATAGAACCTCTATCATTTAGAAAAACATTATTAACAGGCACTTTAGGTGTTGTAGATGGATTTTTTTCAGCTAATTCTTTTAAAGAAGTTTTTGTTAATATTGGTTCTAGTAACCCTTGTTGCTTTGGTGTGTTCTCATCAATGTCTATGTTCTGTCTTTTTTTAACTCTTGCAAAGTTTGTGTCATAGATAACGTAATTACGAGGGTCACTTGCCTGTAAACCTTTATCTAAGTTGTTTGCTATGCCAAACTGGTCTTGAAATGTCATTCCTTTAATGCCAATACTATTCAAATACTCAGAAGCCATTTGTTCTGATTTTCTTGTCAGACCATAAAGACTCATACTCGGTTGGTCTTTTAATATATTCAATGCTTCATTTCTTAGCTCAAAATACAACCTACCGCCATCTGCATCATCAGGTAAGCCTAGTCGATTCATCTCAGCTTGTACAGCAGGTGTTTGGTCAAGTTTCTTAGCTTCACGATTTATAAATGTTGCTACAACGTCATCGTCTAATTCAATCTCATATATTTGGTTCTTAGCTGAATCGTATTCAAAGACAACATCTTCCATAGCTTTCTCGAACACATCCATATCTTTAGAATCTATATTCGATACCATGTCTGTACGTATAGTAGCAGGATAATAACCACTAGCCGCTCTGTCATATACTTCTTTTGCTATAGGGTTTTTTTCATCTAGCATCATTGCATTGAAGTCTTCGAGCATGTCATCGTCTCTACCTGCGTACTGTTTAGCAGTTCTTTCTTGACCGCTTATGTAAATGCCATATCCTTGTACTGAGTTGCCTGTGTTAGTGCCAATCTTATTCATGTCTAACTCTCTAAAGATTGCACCTACGCTGTTGCCTTGGTATCCAATCAATCTAGTCATGCCCATGTTCTGACTATAGAGTTCGTCAACAGATTGACCAAAGTCAGTTATGTTGTCCATGCCTTTTGATACTGCAAGCTCTAATTCATTGTATGCTTTTCTCATGCTTGGAGCGGCAAGTTTAGTAGCGGCTTTTAATCCTGCACCAACACCTAATACCATAAGCGCTGTTGAAACTGGTTTTTCATTAATTGTTTTCTTAAAAGCATCGTATGAGCCAAACTGGTCTATCATGTCTGCTTTTGTTTCTGATGCTAGTTTCATTGCATCGGCTCTACCTTCATATCCAAACAAGCTATCTAATTTAGCAGTTGCATTTGGAGCAAGATGTCCAAGAATACCTGACTCTAAATCAATCATAGCTTTACCATATGTTATTGGGTTTTCAGCAATTTGTTTTATTGTTGATGCTTCTTCAATTACATCAGGCATTAAATTAAACAGAGCTTTAGGCACATCAAAGTCTTCACCAAGTTCAACTTCTTTTGTTGTAGAGACCATGTCGAGTACACCTTTCATTTCAGGCTTTAGCACGTTATTCCAAACATTGCCTAATATTCCGTTCATACTATCCCTTTCATATTTCGTCTTATTGGCTTATCCCAGTTCTCGTTGAATGGTTGATAGCCTACAGCGAGATACCTCATCGAATCGCAAGCATGACTTGACCAATCGTGTTTCGGTCTCATTCTCCATGTTTTACCATTTTCATCCCAATCACGTGAGTAATTATTTAGCGCATCCCATAGCTTCTCTGTCTTGCCTTCATCAAAGTAACACTTATCAAGCAGAGTTCTGACCTGTTGTATGCCATCATCAATCAGTAACTGTGGTGCTATTTCAATGTTATGGACTCCTAGGTCTTCAAGCATCTCAATCCTGCTTTTACCTGAGCCTAGTTCTCTAACTCTGACATCATGTGGGAATATGTGTTGCTCATATACATAACCTTTATCTTGGAGCATCTTCACGTAATGCTCAAGACCTGCACCTGATGCTTCATAATAGTCAATGATGTGAACCTCAGCTCCTATGAATTGTGAGAAGATTACTGCTGTTGAATCTCCTACCCCTAAATCCCAACTTGTAACCACACCTTTTGACCTGTCGTATCTAACTGTAGTTAATCTGTCTTCATCTCTGACTCTGCGTAATTCGTTAGCATAATAACTTCCCTCTGTAAAAATTAAAAAGCCGCCTTCCCAAATCCATTCGTATTGGTCAGGTCTCTTCTCTTTGTCTTCTAATCTTTGAGCTTCAAGTACATCAGGAAACCAAGGGTTGTCGTGGTAGTTCATCTGCACTATCTTTGAGTCTGAAGGGAAACTTTGTCTGAATCTTTCATGTGTTGCGCTGTACTTTGACTCAGGATTCCATGTAACCCATACCTCTGATGAGAAGCCTATGCTTTTGTCTTCTTCACGTACTGTAGGCAATAGTAAATCCCATGCTCTGCCGCTTACTTGTTCTGCTTCATCTACCCAAGCTATAAGGATTCTTGATTGTGATTTGATACTGTCTAGTGAACGTCTCAATCCTGCAAACACATAGGTAATATTACCATCCTTAGACCTGATAAAACGTTCTCCGATTTCGTAATAGTCAGCAAGCCATGATACAGACAATATAGCAGACTTGACCTCAGCCATAGATGACTCACTCAATGAGTTCATAAATTCTCTGCCGCAAAGGATGCTTCCACGAATGCCGCTCTTACCCCAACGATAGCCAAATACTGCGCTCATTAAAGCAAAACTGGTGGTCTTTCCGCTTCCTCTGCCTCCATAGCATGCCCTAATCCTCGCTGTTCCTTCAAAGACAGGTATAAGCTTGTCCGGGAGCTGAATCTCTTCAACTACCTCAGCCATCTGATTTGCTAACTAATTTAATAACAGTAGGAGCTTTCATAGAATCGTCTGAGCTTGTGTGGTCTATCTGTGACTTCTCCCCGTACTTGTTAGGCACGAGCTTACTTGCTACCCACTTCCTTGAGTCTATCTGTAAGCGTGCTACCTGATAGTTCTGATTATCTGCTGAGTCTGCTATTGCTAAGATTTGGTCAGCGTGAAATTCAGAGCTGATTGATTTCGCGCGCGTGTATCTGTCGGATAATCCATCTATCTTATACATCCATCTGTACCAAGTATCTGCATTCGGTGTCCAGTCTTCTTCTCTACATAAACTGATGACACTTCTA